TCCAGATTATCAGGGACCTGGAGATCTAGAGGTATTAAAAGGTGACCAGGCATATCTAAAGGTAGTCTCTCAATCTTTAGTCGGAACTGGTTTTGCGCCAACGTCAGTTCTAAATCCTTTATTAGACTCAACAAATGGAAAATGGCCAGGAAACGATAAGTCTAAAGTTGGAGATTCTACTGGAGCACTATTCACTCATAATAGCACCGCCTATAGAATAGATGGTGACGCTCCAGGTTTGGGAGAAAGAGCTATAGCTGCAGATGAAGAATTAAGCGAGGAAGAAAAACAAATATACATAGAAAGAGGAACACTTCTTAAACAATCTATCAATGAACCAGCTTTAACACTTGGGTTTGAGTTTGACATACCAAATGTTCTATCTTCTTATTCTTTTGTGCAAACAAATTCATACTACACAGATGAATCTAATCCAACTGAGGAGTCTGTTGAATCATCACTGATAAGCGCTCCTAAGAAAAAAGCATACATTAGTGCTTCTCTAATTGAATGCTTATTGATGATGACAGATGTGAATAAAGGTGTTAAAATAAATGGCACATTTGCTCTTAATAGAGCGGTGTTGTCAGAAAGCGATAAGACGAGTAGGCATTCAAATCCAGAAAGTGGAATTGATAAGAATAATAAAAACTCTATATCTGATCATGTTTTTGGAAGAGCATTTGATATTAGATCAGTTGGTGACTATGGAGTAATAAGAGGCAAAGAGAGATACGCAATTGCCTTAGATATAGTTTTGCAAAAGTTAAATACAATGCCACAACCCCTGATGCCAGATCTTATAGTTATCCATCCAGACGTTGCAAAGGATAAGGGAATTGGAGAAGGCTATGAAAAAGTTGATACTGCAATCAAAACACAGTATCCAAATCTAAAATATGTTAACTTTGAATTTGGTCCAGAGCATACGGAAAATATTCATATTAGCTTTAGCCCACAAAGAGGTGGTAAATACATTGGTTCTGGTGGCTGGAAAACCTCCGATGCTTCAGCTCAAAAGTTTGATGAAAATGGAAACCCAGTAGACGATTCAGGAAGTGGGGCATCAGCAAAAGAAAAAGCCTATAAAAATTATAAAAATGGTGGTCCAGCAATAACACTATATGAATTATTTATAATGCTCTCTCAAGAAGGTCCATTTTCTGACGAGGCAGCAGCAATTTTTTGCGCTGTAGCAGGAAGAGAGAGTGGAGCCAGTCCAGCAGGTTATAACGGCAAATGTTTCGATAACAAGACAAGTTGGGGTGGTGACGTTTCAGTTGGAATGTTTCAGTATAATTTGATTTCCTTAATCAAGAGGTCGACCAACGCATCAAACGACGTGCCAATTTACTATGATGGTTCTGCTGCAACAAAGCAATTAGTTAAAGCTCACAGGTTAATGTACTCTGCTACTGAAGCTTCTTCTTGGGATCCTAATGCAGTAGCAAAAAAATTAGTAGAGATTTATAGTACAACCACTAATAAAGAGGCTTCAAAGTCTACTACCGATGACAGGTTGTGGTTCCCAATTAATCAAGTTTGGATGCTAATGGATAAGTGGGGCAGAGTAGATTTTAAAAACGTAAATAAGATAGACGGATCTAGTGGTTTTCGCCATTGGGGAGATTATGATAATTCAAATGGTACACCAAGATCTGATTGTGGATTTATATTCGGAACAAAATTTCAAAATGCTGTTAACGTATATTTAACAACAGGAAAGCCTATAGAAACGCTAGAAGATTGGGTTAGAACAAACTTCAAAAAGCATAATAAAAGAACAATAAATTACATAGAACAATGGATGGACGGTACGGTATTCTACGATCATGCTAAAGATGGTTCGTTGATAAACGAAGAAGATAGTGGAGTCATTACATATGAGGTAAATGTAGTTAGTTCGCAAGGTGCCGGAGGAGATGGATCTCCTGCATCTTTTACTAAGTATCAAATTGAAGAAGCTGCAGACTGGATTAGCACTAATAAGATTCCTCAATGGCTTACTAAGTATCGTTCAGATCTTGAAGGAAACTTTGGTTGCGATAGATTTGCCAGAGTTCTTTCAGCTGCTTTAGGCTTGTTTGGCCCAGCACAAACTGCACTGTTTACAGATGAGTGGACAGCTGCAGGTAACGAAGGCTCATATACAGTCTCTACGCCTAGTCTTAGTCAATTCCTAACAGCGGGAGAACACTTGTCTAATTTGGAATCGAGCGCTTCATTTTATGGACCAGAGACTGAAAACGGAAAAAACCCACCAGTTGGTTATTTGGTATTTTGGACAGGTGGGACTGATCGCTATGGCCACGTAGGTATCTCGATAGGAAATGGTCAGTACGTTGACCAGCATGATGAAAGTGAAGGGTCTGATAGACCAAGACCAAGAAGTATAAATTCAACGATTTTCCCAGGAAGTAAGTATACCTATGCTGGAGCATCGTCTGCATGGAGTGCGTAAGGAGATAGAGTATGAAACAGTATCCAAAATTTGATGAAAAATTAAATTCACACATTAGCAATAATCAGCTTCAGCAATCTAAGACAAGATCTGGAACTATTATGTCATACAATAAGATGAATAATACGGCTGTAATTATCTTAGACGATAGGATGACAAATCAAGTTGGCAACATAATAAGAGGAGTCCCATGCCCATCAACTCTTGGTGTACAAAGTGTTGCGCCAACAGCTGGTACAAGATGCATAATCGGTTTTGCCGATGCCAATGAAAGATTTCCGCATATAGTATCATATATAGACGATACAAATAGCGTAGGAAGATATATGCCCAACTACAGTGTAGACACTGGTGTACCAAAGTTTATGGTTTAAAATGTCAGAAAAAATTCACGCACAAAAGTCTTTCGAATCAGTAGCTGGCAAGACCGCTTCTGAGTTAGATGAATTAAGTAGGAGAAAAAACTTTTCCCAAAGAGAAGTAGGACTTACTCATCCGGACAATTCATCTTTTATAAGACTAACTGATTCTGGTGATATAGAAATATTTTCAGCGCCTGGAGTAGGTATAGTTATAAATGGATCAACAAAAACCATTTCTCTTTTTGCGGATAATATTAAATTTTTTACAAAAGAAGATGGTTTAAAATGGAACTCCATGGAATTTAATCATTCGGCAACTGTGTTTTCGGAGCCAGCATTTGTCAGCGCAAATGATAAATCTTATAATCCAGCTTTTTTAAATATGGATCATTATATAAAGAATTTAGATTTAATAGACCAAGAAGATTCACAACAAGCAGTTACTATTAACGGTAGCTACGCCTATAGGGAAACCACTAACACTGATGTTGTATCGGTGGATGTGTTAGAAAATTCTTCATTAGATAATGATTTTACAAAAGAAGATATTATTAAATTAGATTCTTTTTGGGATAGGAACGCCTCTGCATTGTTTAACGCAGTGAGTATATCAAAGGCTAATTTAACGAATAGAATAAGAGACCTAATGTCTAATGGGCGTTCGATAGACCAGGCATTAGATATTTTTAAAGAAAGCATAGGAGATAATAATGTCTGATTTTTACATCAGCCTTAGCGGTGATTTAGTAGTAAATGGATCTGGAGATTTGGGCTTAGTTCAATCTATGTCAGAAAAAGATATACAGCATGTATATATGAGGTTAATGACTGAGCCAGGTGACTTCTTCATCTACCCTCAACTAGGGACTCAACTGTCGATGCTATACGGAATGCCTCAAAACCCTCAAACTGGCGACTTCGGTAAAAGATTAATTCGTGCAGCCCTAGAAAGAGAAGGGGTTTTTAAAAACAGACAAATTACTATTGAGGCAGTACCGGTTTCCGCAGATTCTATTAGGTTTGATGTTTACCTAATGGGTGATTTAAATGAACCTACGATATTGTCAATAACACAAGACTTAGGAGCCTAGAGTGGTATCAGTTAATATAAAGAGTAAAGAGCAAATGCTGGTAGCCACTCTTAATGCTCTGCAAAAAAACGCAGGAATTAGCGCTATTTCTCCTGGATCAATAGCCAGAGCTTTTGCGGAAGCAATTCATTCTGAAATTAGCGATCTTTACAACTCCTTAAAGGTGAGTATAGAGCAGTCTAATCTTTCAACAGCTTCAGGAATCAACCTAGATATGATAGGCACCTTGTATAATGTACAGCGTAGAACGATATCATCTGAACTAGTCCCAGAAAGAGTTACTGGAAATATAGAATTTTATTTAAATACAACTCACAGTTCAACCGTAACCATTCCAAAGGGAACGCTCGTATATAATGATACGACAGCATTTTCTTCAACCCAATATCAGTATGAACTAAATTCAGATATCGTTATAACAACGGGTAATACAAGAGCCTATGGGTCAGTTAAGGCAAAATTTGCAGACAACAATGTAACTGCAGCTAGAAACACCCTGGTAAGACATAATTTTATATCACCTCCGGGTATTGTAGTTTACTGTAACAACCCGAAGGAAGTTTATAGCAGCCTAAACTCAGAATCTGATGACAACTACAGAAGAAGAATAGTTTCAGCAATTAGAGGCTCTGCGTCAGGCACTGCAGAGTCTGTTAGATTTGCAGCCTTGTCAGTTAAGGGTGTAAGGGATGTAAAAATAAGAGAAGCCTCTCTTGGTGTTGGAACATGTGACATAGTTGTTATACCAGAAACTCAAGCTGGAATAAGTATAATGAGTCAGTTGGTTTACGAAAAAATTAAAGCAGTTAAACCAGTTGGTATCAATATGAATCTTAGAATAGCCACTAAAAAACTAGTAAATGTTTCAGCTACCTTGACCCTAAGAGAAGGAACAACGGGAGCAATTGCTAGGAGCGTAGAAAATCAATCAAAGATTTTCTTAAATAGATATTTAAATAGTCTCACAATTGGTGACTCAGTTTCAATATCAGAAATAGAAAGACAGATGAAGCTTTCTTCAGAGTTAATCATGTCTGTCACTGTTAGTAACATTAAGGTAGACAATAGAAATATACCCAATAAAGATTATAGACTATCTGATGATAAAAGTTACATGGCTGCTGGTACGCTTAGCCTATTCTCTGTTATAATGGGAGCGTAAACTAGTAGAAAAGGTGTAAATTAATGTCTGAACAAACTTACTCTGTTATAAGAAAGCAGATAGTAAAAGCAAAAAACATGACCCATGCAAGAATGGTATCAGAAGGATATGATAACTTTCCTGGCGAAGTGCTACATGATGATTGCGAAATAATAGAAACTGGAATAACAGAAGTGTGGAACGAAGAAGAGCAAGACGCTCAAATCTTCTTAGATAGTCATGAAGCCACAGCCGCTGATCAATCTATCTTTTTAAGATCTGAGAATAGACGTTTGGCTAAAATAGCTGAAAAGAATAAGAACGTAAAAG